GTTTCTCGTTTACCCATAAAAAAGTCCTTTTCGTTCTTTTTTTGTGGTTCTTGCGTATTTGGTGGTGTTTTGATCTGTTGTCGCGTTTGGGCTTGTTGTGCTGCTCTTTTGTTTTGTTGTGTTGCTCCTTTGCGTGAGTTGCATGACTGATGCGCTGGTTGGAGGTTGTCGATACTGTTGTCGCCTCCGTGCATGAGGCTGATGATGTGGTCTGCTGTGTTGGCTCCTGTTTTGCCGCATAGTGCGCAGATGGTTGCTTTGCCGTCGGAGAGGATTTGTTTGCGGTTGGCTTTGTATTGGGGGTCGTTGTATGGGGACGTCATGTGTGTGATGTTACTAGCGCCCTTGGCTTCGCCTGCGGTTGCTTTCGTGTGTGTGCTGGTCTCGGGTGTTTGTGTTCCCCACAGTTCAGAGCAAGTAGCTCTTGGTTGCCGGACACAGGGTTGAAGTGGACACCATTCGTATTTATGACGTTTAGACGCTGCACTGGCGACTTCCCCCAACAGCCCTTCACGTTAGTCATCTCAGGTGGTTGGGTGCGCCAGCTCTACCCACGTTTCCGTGTGTGCATACCAACAGAGTGCAATTCCCGTATGTGGCCTTGGTTGTGTTCAGTTGTGCGAGGCGGTCAGTCTTTGCGTATGCCTTGAAGGATGGCTACACCGATGGACAATAGCAGGGCATACCAGCAGATGATCAGCATTGGGAGAGCCTTGTACTGATGAAGTCGAGGTCTGAGGGTCGCCATAGGTAGCATTCTGCATGGGGGCTAAGACGCTCAATCCAGTCGTCTTGGGCTGGTGTTGTTTTGCCTTTATCGGCTTTTAATTCTGCGAATATCACACCGCGTTGTTTATGTGCCATAACGACATCGGGGAAGCCCGGTGCGCCTGTTGTGATCCATTTACCTTTGCTGGTTTGTGATGGGGTTGAGTGGTGGAACGCCCAGCCGTGGATGTAGGCAAGGGCTTTGACCAGTTGCAGGAACGAAGCCTCGCTAATCGGAATCATTTGCCACGGCCCAAAAGGTAGCCACACCAGAACACTGCTGAAAGCATGATGATGAGGCTGAATAGGTCAAGCATCAGAAGAGCCTTTGTAACGACAGAGCACTGGTCACAGCGCCAGAACCAAGAAAGTAGTCAGTGACATCATCACTATCTTGGTAGCCCATAAGCGACAATACCCAATGAGTCCATTCTAAAGGTTTTGCACCTACAAAATTAGACCGTAGGGGTGGGCAAGTAAGCACATCGCTAACACCTTGCAAGCCGTCTGTTCTGCCTTTGCGAGTAGATGGCACTTTGATTAGCACTGGTTCCCAATTATTAGAAATGCGGCTGCCACTAGGGAAAGCTGAAGGTTTGTGCCATACAGCAACCCTGATGCCGTTTCTGCTGTCTGTCTCCACGATTGAAAGGTATGTACTGAGGCTGTGAACGCTCATAGCAATGGCCCAACCGTCATAGTTTGCATTGAGTTCTTTAACCAAGGCCTGATGTGTTTCGGCTTTGTCCCATAAATGGGCTTTTGGGTGGTTGTCGGCTTGCCCTTGACCTTTGCCATTGCCACATCCCCCAGCGCCGTACCATCTGACTGCTCTGCCTAGATATGGTGGGTCTGCTATGCACAATTTCATTAGAACGGTTCCTCTGTGTTGTCGTACTGTGGCGCTGGCTGTTCGCCACTTTTGAGGCTGTCGATATAGGCACTGGCTTCGCGTTTAGTCATGGCCTGCAAATTGGCTGGTGGCAATTTCCCCATTGACTTACACACAGCCTTGATCATGTTCTGCTGTTTCTCACTGGCAAGGTTGCTGTACTCAGTCACTGTTGTGTCGCCCTGCATACGTTGCACCTTGCCCATTTCCTCACGGCTCGGGCGCTTAGTGAAGTCCGAGCCTGAAAGTCCGGCATTAGCTAACGCTCGACCTACTGCGCCAGTTTCACAGTTCTCCAAGTGGCTCGTTTTGTTTACGTTGCCTTGGTTGCGGATTTCTTCTGCCCAGCCAGTAGCAATGATTTCACCATCAAGCCATAGTTCAGCCTTGAACACGGCAACATCGGCAAGGTAATGCACAAGATCAGTAATGATGCGTGCATCAGGGTGAGCCTTAAGGAAGCGGTTTAAACGGCTGGCTACTGGTTCGTAATCGTCAAGGTTAAAGGCCACGGGCGTATTCGCTTTCTAATCGGGATATCTCAGACCGGACATACTCAAGGTGCATCAAAAGTTTCGACACTTGTTTGCGTAAGTCGCTGATTTCAACATCTTTAACGTGTAGCAAATCAGCCACATCATCATTGTGCATGTATTCACTTGTCATCAGGGTCTCCAAGTTTTACAGTGGACAAATACGAAATCCCTTTAGAAGGGCCAGTAGTTGCCAGTGATGGATGCCATGAATCACGGATGGTTTCAGCAATGTTCGGCAGCTGATGCAACGCACCGACTGCTTCCATGATCACGCTGGCTTCCTTGAAGCGCAATTCAAGCGCAAGGTTCATGCTGATGTTGGTTAATTTGGCGATTAGTTCGCCGGTTGATGTTTCCATTGTTTTTCCTTTGTTAGCAGTTGCGTTTCCATCTTGCCACATCCTTGTGACGGGATTGACAGATGAACTTTTGTAGGGATTTTTCACGACGCAAACAGCCCCATCCCCAAGGCCCGACACGCCACACTTTGCGGCCGTCAGGGTTTATATGAGACTTAAAAGCGATGGCATCAGCCACTTTGACTTGCTCGATGGGGCTACGCCCTTTAGCGCTCGGGCTGTCTGACCATGTGCGCCAAGTCTGGCGGTTTATCCCCAGACCACCTGTGTATGACCGGGTGGAATGTTGCCAATTGCCGCCAGTTTCGCATTGAGCTAACTGATCGTAGTAAGCGTCAGGGAGAACGCCGTGGTATTTGGCGTGGGGGTTAGCAGCTGCACTTGCGTGAGCTGGTACGGATAAGGCGAGGATTAGCGGTAGTGCCATGAGTGTCTTAATCAACTCTCTCTACTTCTGTTGGCGGCCCCCACGAATGCCAAGACTCTGCACGTTGACAGACTTGGGTGTATTCGATCAGGCCTGTGGACAGGTCTATAAAGACCTGTACGAGGGTTTTCTTATCTTTAGACCTTAGAGGAACATAACCCCAACGTTGAACATCGGTCATCGTCGGTTGGATATCTTGAAATACGCCCATGACAGGCACCAGCCGAACAGTACCGCTATGAACATTTGTTCGTGGTTGTAGGTTTTCATGCCCAACCCCTGACCATGTTTAGGCCTTGTTCAGTGATGACGCACACAATGCCTTGGGAGCCACTTGAGAGCGTTCTACGGATGCTTAAAGGCTGGATAAGCCCAAGGGTGCGTAGGTCGCTGCAACGCTTCCAGTAGCCCTTTATGTCGTGGCCTGCCAATGTGGCGCGCATCCCTGCTTCCTCGTCGGTAAGCCCTAGCGATGCTGTGGCGTACTGTTCGAGCAGCAAAGCCCGGTGGGTGCCCACTTTGATGGGGTTCACTTGGCGTGAAGTTTCAGGGTCTGTAGACCTGAACAGTGGTAGATCCTCTAAGAGGTAATCCTTCATACGTGACATTTGTGTTTCCTTTGGTTAGAGCCATTTGAGTGGCTGAATGTGACTATACACAATTTAGAAAGTCGGTGGGGGATTTCCGCCAATGGAAACAAACGTACCGCCCCCCACCTAGCCCCAGCACTGCTCAAACAGTGGCTAGGAGTCCTATTTTAACGCTCGAAAAACTTCCTCAAAATGCTCCGGTGTTTGCTTGGCTAGTTCAATATGGAACCAGTTCGGGTTGCCTTCGTATGATCCTGCGTTGTCGTCAGCGGTAAAGATTTTCACGCCAGCCTTGTTTTCACCACGTGAGCAACGGTAACCAGCGCCGTAGTCACCGTATGCGTACCAATGCATTTCGCACAGTCCGAGGGCTGCACTGTTGGCAAGGAACCAGTCCCAAATGGTTCGGGCTTGAGCTTCGTCTTTGTATTTGAGATCTGCTGCATAGCCAGTGGCGTGAACGGATAGACCTGCGTTGTTGCGCATTGGGCGATTGGCGTATGTGCCGAGGCTGACAAGCCCCCATCGTGCTTTGCACAGCTCTACCAGTTTGTTTGTCACTGGTTGGGTTTGTTTGCCATCCCACGACGGGTAGTACGGGTACGGTCTATTCGCCATCGGGTTTTTTCTTTTCTTCTGGGTGCCCTTTCAAGCCGTTGGCAGCGAGCAATCCACCAAGCGCACCGCCAAGGGTCAAAGTCAGCGGGGAAAGGATCTTCCAAGCCTCGGCGTCATTGGGGCTGACGTCAAGCGGTTGGGTCACGAATAACAATCCGTAGAGCAACACAAAGATGGTGCCTGCGAAACTGAGTGAGAGGGTAATTCCGACCATCAGGATCAGTCGGGCTTTGATTTGGTCGCCGGTTAGTCGTGGTCGCATTTTCATCCGCACCTTCCGCCACCGGGCATTGTCATTGACGCTGTGGCTGTTGCTGCTTTGTTTTTGGTGCGTATACAGTTGGTGCGTTCACGGTCTGAACAGGCGGTGAGCGACGCAAGAAAGACCAATAGAATCAGGCTTTTACGCATTAAGCAATTCCAATGTCTTCAACAATGAATGAAAATGGGTTGCCAGAAGTTCCATAGATTGTGCCTGTGTTGTTGGAAACTGCTGCTCTGATTTTGAGTGTTTGCGAACCTGCGGTTAATCCAGTTACTACAACTGTGTAACAAAATGAATAACTTGTACCAGTAACCAGTGAGTCATTGTCGTATCGGTAATATTCAACATTGCTTCCGTCCGTGATTGACAATTGGAGACTTCCTGTTGTTGTGTTTTTTAGGAACAAAGTCTGAAACGTGACTTTGTATGCTCTGCCTGCTATTGCGGTAAAAGTGGCAGAAGCACCTGTGACATCTCCAATTGTTCCAGTTACGGTTGTGCTTCCTGTTGTGCGTTTTGTGTATCCCTGTACGCCAAAAGGGAAATTGTTTGCTTGTTGAGCCGTGTATATGGCTCCACTGACGAAGGTTGTGTTGCTTGCCATGTTTTGTGTCTCCTTTAGAAACTTAGAAGGTTGTAGTCGAGCGTTCCGAAGATTGCATCGTCGAGAGTCATGTACTGATTTCCATCCGTACTCTCAAAAGTGTACGAAACAATATGACTGCTAGGTGTGATGTTATGGCTAATGCCCGACACAATTAGGGTTTGTGTCTCGGTCGCTGGGGTGCCCACAGTGAAGTTTTTAACCACAGTGGCAATACTGGTCAGATCGAGCGTTAAAGCGATGGCCTGATTAGCTGACGATAAAGCCGCCAACTGTGTAGAAACATTGGTAAACCTCAAAACAGGGTTCTTGTATTTGCCCAAAAGGTAGTTACCAAGCCCAGCCACCTCAGTGGTGGTGCTGTTCAACAGGTTGGTTATGTTAAGGCTTTGCGACTGGTATTGAGCGATACTGGTTGCGTCGCTAGTGATCTGTTGCGCGCCAGCTGGTGATTGCGTCACAATGTAGTTATAAAGCAACTCATCGCCGTATTGGTTTAACAACGTCTGGTAGTTGATGCCTGTACCTGTGTAGGTGAATGTGGCACCCGAAACAGGGTTGAGGACACTGCTACGCCCCTTGAAAGTGACAGTGCCATCAGCGGACATAAATAAATAGCCCTGCTCGCTGGTGTTCACCTGCTGTAAATAGGTCAGCAAGTTAGTGCCATCAGCAATGTTGAAACTGCTCGACGTGGCCGAAGCGCCAAGGGTGGAAGAACCTGTGCCGATGCTACGCGCACCCTGATAAGCGACCTCGGTGTAATCCAAGACCGTGTTGATTCGGGTACTGGTCAGTTCAGCAGTAACGGTATGAGCCACCAAAGTGGTGTTTGCAAAGACCGTAAAGGCATCAGAACACGAGGCGTACATTCTGTCGCCGTTGCTGGCAATGTCGTAGTCAAGGTTCCAGTCCGTGATTAGCCCCGTGTAGATCGGGACGCCGTTAGCGAGGATTTGCACCGGGCATCGAGGCAACACATACGGGTAGTAAATGCTTGACGTATTCAAGGGGTCAAGTATTCGGCTTGAGTTGTTAAAACTAATGGTGGCTGTGCCCGCGTTGAACTGGTCTAACTGGCGTGAACGGCCACGAGTGATGTTCACGGACTCCACGAGGCTTGTGAGGTCGGCATACGCCAATCCTCCGAGGGTGCCCGTGTTGAGCAGCCCATATACGGCATCGTTCAACTGGAAGGGCTGACCAAAGCCTGTGGTGGTTTGGAAGCCCACCAGCACCTGCATAGTTGGTGCAGCCATTAAAGAGTTACACCAGTTGCGTTAGCGAACACTTGCCCAGAACGACGCTGAGCTTTTTGTATCGCTTCGATAATTTGCTGACCAATTTGATCAGGTGTGGACACAAGGCCAGCCTGCACAACGATAGTCATTCCTCCCATGCCCCCACCATTGCCAAGAGGCACCACAGCCTCAGGGCCAGACTCGCCAATCAAAGCCAACGTCGGCGAACTAACAATGCCACCATTAGCCAACTTAGGGATATTAGGAATATCAAAGCCCTTACCACCAATGCCCGGCACCCAATCAGGGATATGGAAAGACAACTTGCCGAAAGTGTTATTCCAAATAGTTGCAATACCGTTAAAGATTGTTTTGGCTGCGCTCATCAGGAAGTCAAACTCGGGGATGATTACTTCCCTGATCCAGAACTTGATACCATCAAATACAGCATCGACAACTTTGCGAAAGCCCTCAAAGTGTTTGTATGCGGCCACGATGGCCACACCAATAGCAATAATGCCAGCTGTTATAAGTGCCGCAGGGTTTAAGGCCATAGCAATGTTCGTGGCAACTATGGCTGCGGTCAGGACACCGACACCGACAGCAACAGCCGTGATAATCGCTGGATTATCTTGTGCCCATTGAGCAAACGATTGAAGCACCGGCATAAGTTTTTCCATGATGGGAAGGAACGCTGCGCCTATGCCTTCCTTGGCTTCACCAATGGCGGTAGTGAGTTTTTTCATTCCACCAGCTGTGGTGTTGCCAGCGATTTCGGCTTGGCCCATGAACGTGCCTGAAAGTGCAGCCATCATCTCATCAGCGGATGCGCCTTCTTTAGCCATTGCTTTAAGTTCTGGGGACAGTTTGGCTAGTGCTGCGGTGTTGCCACCTGCTGCTTTGGCTAACGCCTCTGTGACCGTTGTGAGGTTCTTTCCTGTGCCTGTAGAGACATCCATAGCAAGAGAGGCAAGTTCTTGGGCTTTAGTGATGTCGTGGGTCTGACTCGTCAGCCTGCCCAAAACAGGACGCAACTCGTCATCGGTTACGCCGATTAACTGTCCTTGCTTTTTAATCCAATCCTCGTTGGCTTTGACTTGTGCATCAGTAGCACCAGTGGTGTTACGCAAAGTCTGGGCAAGAATTGCCTGTGCCTGCTCATCTTCCATCGCGCCTTTAGCGGCATCAAAGAGAACAGCACCAAGACCAGCAAGTGCAACTGTGGCAGGTATCGCTGCTTTTTTTAATAGGAACTGAGCCTTCTGTCCTGATGTCTCAAGTTGGCTGAACTGCTTTTTGGCTTTGTCAATGCCAGAGCCATCAAACTCGGAAAGAATGTTTAATACGACACTCATTAGATACGCCCGTGGTTTCCTGTTAATTCCATGACCGTGTTTACAAGGTCAGCAACTTGACGTTCAACATCGGCGCTGGCTGATTCGTAAGCCTTGTAGATGACGCGTGAAGGTGCGCCATATTTGGCTGTGAGGTTGTCGCCAAGTACACCATTGCGAGCCATGTCAAAAATTGTGGCTTGAGGCCCAGCCCATTTCACACCAAATACACCAAGATTTTGTTTAACACCACTAACGGTTTCGCGTACCTTTTTGCTACTGGTAAAAGCTTTAATGTTTTTCTTTACCCGGGCATCTTGCCAGCTCATAATGTCTGAACCAGATTTGCTTTTCCATGATCGAGCCATGCCCGACAACGGCGCGCCAGAAGGCAGGGAAGATTCGGCAACAGCCACAATGGGCTGGACAATGGCCTTGAAGTCTTTAGTGATCTGGCGGCGCAAAGACTTATCAATCTTGTTGAGTTCAGCCAAAGCATCTTTCAAGCCCGAAAACTCCATGCCCACATCTACTGTCATTGCTTGCGACTTTCATTTATAAGTTTTATGACTGTCGAGAGGTCTTGCACGTCAAACTCTACTGTATGCGGCCACCAACCAGTAGCAACTAAAACACCTGCTAAGGCGTATCGGTAGGTGCCGCTTGGATAGGGTTTTCGGGTTCATCCGATACAACCTCTACGGATTCAAGTTTCTTGATGAAGTCATCAAACACGACCGGCACGATAATGCCAGCAAGTTTTGAGGACTCATACGCCCAGAAAGCCATATCCTCAATGCCAATGCCTTGGCTCATCTCTGATGCGTGGCGCTTATATTTGCGTTCCCATTGGGTGATTACCCAGAGGTTAGTTGTGACTTCGTACGGGCCTTCGCCCGTGTCCACCTTGAGTTTGACTTTCATGTCGGGTTTCCTTTGTTTATCAGGTTGTGGCTGCGCTGTACACGCCGCCCTTTACAGTGATCGAAATTGTCGCTAATTCGCCCAGCTTGTACACAGGCCCGATTTCCTCAAGGTAGCAGCCTGTCAATGTCTCCAACACGTTGGTAGCACTGGTAGCAGCTGATGATGCTTTCCATGTCACGTTAAAGGTAGTTCCAATCAGTGACTTGATTGTTGCATACACAGATGATGCGGCTTCTGACCAGTACATATCAAACGATACTTCGTTGTCGTAAAGACCAGCCACAAACTTGCTGGATGTGTCTCCGAAGGCGGTTGCTGTTAAAGCCGTTGCCTTTATTTTGGGGCTAACTGAAGTCGTGTTATTACTTAAATCGACGCTGTTAATGGTGACGACTGGGTTAGAAAGAATGGTGCTGGTGGCCATGTGGGTTACTCCTCTGAGGATGTTTCTACTGTTTTAGCAGATTTGGTGGGTGTTTTGTCGGATTTGATAAAGCCACCATCAAGCAGGGCTTCAATGTTTATGCCCTCGGCAGGAACGTATTCATCCCCGGGTGTGCCTACTGCTTCGCTAATGATTGTGTACGCCATGATGTCCTTACGCTGTTTGAGCTTGAATAGATATTACTAGGTCATAGCAGGGATAGTCAGCGCCACCGATGGAATACGCAGTGGGGTTGGCTGACATGACTACTACTTTGCTGTTTAATACTGAGGCCGTAATCGATAGCAACTGACGCAAGACGGGTAGTCCTGCTGGCCCTGATCCGATGACTTTTACAGGGAACATCATTTTAATAATGTTGCCGTTGCCGGCAAAGATTGTGAACGATGGCGCGTCAATGAAAACAGCGTTGGGTACAAGTTTTGTGGGGTCGTTAATTACTCGTAAACCAGTGACCGCCGTTAGAAAAGCCGTAAGGTCATCCAAGCCTTCGTTGAGAAGGTCTGTGTAGGCCATTTAAGCGACCTGAGGGCGTGAGATGCCGAGTAGTTGCTTAATCATTGGAGTCATCGCAGAAACGCTTGCAGTGCCCATTCCATCAAATGTAGCGAAAGTGTCTTGCACGCTTCCACGGGCGCGCCACAGTGCAGCTGCATACATGAGCGTTCCGAGTGTCACATCACCACCGGGGGAAGTGGTGAGTGAATCACCCGTATAGCCAGCCTCTTGCCTGCGTCGCCAGCAGAAAGCATTAGCAGCAGAAGTGGCCTGAGTCAAAAGGGTGTAATCGTCTGACGGGTTATCAAGCGTCACCGCTAGGTATGTCATGACTTGTGCTGCTGTCACCCACGTACAAGTCTGGGTATAAGTGATTGTGCCAGTGCAAGCAATACGAGTTAAATCGTCATGGACACATTGAAACATCACTTGGTTCGGGATGGGAATGTCAGCGTTGAAAAGCAGGTTGCCTTCTGAATCGGTACCCATGAACAGGTACTGAGGCAGGGCGTAAACACTTTGACTCGTGTTTAGCCCTGACTCAACGCCTGCAAGCGTGATGGATTGCCCAACCGCTATTTCATTGTTCGTTAAAGTTTCAACCACTGCATAGTTGTCTATGACTTGCTTGAAAGTAACTGTGTAAATAGCCATGGCGGCTAACCGCCTTTCGGGCTAAGCCTGTGTGATTTTTTGGATCATGTTCGCATTGGCCTTGAAGGTCGCTGCGTATCCATAGATCGAGACTAAACGGCCAAGGGTTGATGGTTCTTCAACTGAAAGCACGCCACGATCTTCGCGGTAAATCTCAAAAGCTTGTTTCGCCATAATGACCATTGTCTTTGCAGCAAAGTTCTTATCAACAACAATGTCAAGACCAAGTGGGTTGGCACCAGTCCAAGTTGAAGCGTTGCCAGAACCAAGAGTGTTGTAGCCGTTCAAGCCACCACCGGTGTATCCGAAGATTGGGCGACCAGTTGTATCTACAAGCTGCATCATCAAGCCCCAAGTCGCTGGATCAACCATGATGTGAGTAGGCAAGAAGTTTGTCGCTGATGACGTAACAACTGCTGCGTCATAGATTGACTTCATCAAGTCGGTCACTGACAAGTCCCACACACCAGCAGAAGTTGCTGCGGTAAGAAGGTTGTCTGCTGCGTAGTTGTCAATCGCATCAAGGTACTGACCTGCAAGGTCTGTGAGGATGACCTGCAACGCTGCAGGGTCTGTGAAGTCAATGACTTGGTATGACAAATTTGCTGATCCAGCAAAAGTCTTTTTCGTCACTGTGTTTGCTGCGATTACTGCGGTAGTCGCTGAAACTGCTGTCAGTTCTGTTGCCTGTTCTGCAACCGTCGGATGGGTTGTCCATGTTGGGCGTGTGAATGTGTTGCCACTTCCACCGCCGGGCATCGCACGAGTCCCGAGTGCGTTCAACACAGGCGACATATAGTTGATGTCCGCAAAGACAGGGCCGAGCAAATGCACCGGGACGATACCAGTAACATTCGAGAGGACTTCATCACCAGCAGCTGCTGAAATGTCGTTCTTGTGGTATGCGCGATAGTCAGCCCACACCTTGTTTGCGTTAGCGGCAATGGTGCCACCTTGGTGTTGCGCTGCCATCCACTCTGCTGCACTTGGCAGGCGTGGTTCACGCGCTACAGAAGCGAAAAGGGGATTGGTTGGAATCTGCTCAGGTGCTGAGGCTTCGATGATTGGTTCTGACACTGGGTTCTCCTGTGGGTCTGTATCTTCAGGCTCATCGGGTGCCTCATTTGTATTATCGCTTATTTCATCCTCAGAAGTGGGGATACTCGCGGCGACATCTGTGATAGTAGCACCAGCGAACGCTGGAACAGGTACTAACGACAATTCTAGCCAATCGGCTGCCGTGACAACAAGGGTGCCATCGGGGGTGTTATGGCTTGTAATCACATTCACGCCAACCGATACAGAATCAAGAACACCAGCTGCTGCCATTGTCAAAGCGTCAGTGCCTGCTTGAGTATTTACGATTGAAGCCGTAAACAACATTCCTTGGGGGGTTTCCTCGCGGCCAGTGACCAGCCCGACAGGTTGGGTTGAATCGTGATACATAAACATTTTTGGGGCTTTACCAGTGACAGGTAAAGAGCCAGAAGCAAACTGGACTTTGGTGCCATCAGACACTGTGGCTGGCACGTTGTATGGCACTGCGATACCTGAGATTTGGCGTGTAGGTGCATCACCAGATGCTGCTTCAAGGTCAATGGCAAAGCCTGCTGAGAGGTTAAGTTTCATTCTGCTAACGCTTCCTGTGTGTTTTGTTGGGGTTGGTTCATTGGTTGGGTCTGATCCATTGTGTCGGCTATTTCGTTCTCGACAAGGTAATCGTCAGTGTCAAAACAGACATACGTTCCACGCGGTAACACATTGTTCATGCTCAATGTGGAAGATATGCACTCGGCGTATGGGGCTACTCCGAAAATGAAAAGGTCAGCACGAGCCTGCTCAGATGACTGGTACGAGTAGGCACCAGTGGAAACACCCACCAAATACGGAGGCACTGAACACAAACGAGCCGCTTCAAGAGCGGAATAGTTAGCAGACTCGATGAGCAACATCTTGTCCGGTGAAGCCGTGGTTGCTTCATAACTTAGAAACTCATTCAGTGCAGCGGTCTGATTAGTGGCTCGGGCTGTGTTGAATTGTGCAGCGAGATCAGCAAGTTCTTGACCTGATAGCGGTTCGCCACCTGTTTGTTTCAAGATGCCAGCAGGAATCGCACTAGATGCGTTGCGCTTGCGCGCCTCGCCAATGGCTAATGCTGTTGAGATTGTTTGCTGGCCGTTGTAGACAATGCCTTCTATGGGGCATAGAAATTGAACAACATCGTCAGGGTTTAAGTATCCACCACTGAAGAAGATTTGTTTAGAAGGGCCGAAAGGGATATTGCCCGGCACATCAGGGGTTGTTACAGAGCCTGCAGGGATGCGCGTAAACGCACTAGGGAAGCCGTCTTGAGTACGGGCCGTAACAAACCAGTAGGCCTTGCCGTAATGCAAAAGGTCATCAAAAGTCCAAGCCATCAGGAACGGATACGTCACTGTTGGGTCTGGCTGGCGCAACCATGAGCGCGGTGCCAGTGGCACTTCTTCCATTTCGCCATCGATGTCGTTCCAGATTTCGCCGTACATTTTCAACGGCATCGAAGCAAGAACAGAAGCCATCAAGTCACGCGCTCTAGAGATAGTCGCTACTTGCATCGCAGCAGCTCGTGCTTCGCCCTGTTGATACGCCCAGAAGTCACCAATCATGTTGGCACCGCCATAGCCGACAGCAGCTTGAACTTCTGGCATTGGGCTGATAGCGGCCTTGGTAACTTTTTTATCGAACAGAGCCATGATGGAAGTATGCCACTTTCAGTATGAGAATTGTGGTATTGCCCTGCTCATCCCGACAACGCCCAGAGCAACACCGCCCGTAGTTTAGCCACCCACGATAACCATCATGGGTTTTGTCTTTTGTTTCGGTTTAGACACCTGAGCAACAGCCCACACCATTACCCGGCACAGTTCTATCGGCCCCGGTGATTTCTGGGAACTGATCACAGCACCCGAAGGGGTTTTGACAAGTACCGCCCTTGACAA